CCTAGAGAAGAGATAGGAATTTTAAAAAGATATTCTGACATAACTCAAGTTGATATGAAAGAAGGAGAATGGTTAGTACTATCTTCTGCCAATTATTTCTTAGATGACGCAAAGGACCTTTGCGAGCTACAGGGTTGGTACTATCAATATAAAGGTATGAACTCTGTATCTTTAAAATTATTATTAGCTCTAAATAATTGGGAACATTGGCGTAAAGGAGATCTATTAACTCACTTAGAGATTAAAAATATATATGAATATCTTGGATCTAATGTTTTAGAGGGATTCCGGAAGGGTAAAACTTTACATCCGGACGCGAAGTATACACTAAAAGAATGTCAAGATCAATATGGATTAAAGATAGATAAGGTTTGGTATGATTCATTTGAAGGACTAGACAATATCACAGAAAATTACATTCGTAACATGAGGGCGAATGGTGAGATGATAAACAAAAATCCTCGTATTAAAATGTCAACAATACACGGAGCAAAAGGAGGAGAAGCTGATAAAGTTTTATTGTTACAGGACATTACAGGTGCAGCCATAGAAACGTTTAGTCATGACCCAGATGAATTACATAGATTATTCTACACTGGAGCGACGAGAGCGAAGCGTGAATTGCATATTGTAGATCCTAAAAAATTTGATCGAGCTTATATACTATGAAGTGCTGGCACTGTAACGCTGAATTAATATGGGGTGGCGACCATGATATAGAAGAAGGTGAGATGTATGATATTGTAACTAATTTACATTGTCCTGAATGTCATTGTCATGTGGATGTATATCATCCAACAGAAGAAACAATAAAGGAGTATGAAGATGAAAAGAAAAAAATCGTTAACTAGGCAAGTAGGCGGATCACATTATCAAGATTATGTCATTCAGCCAGCAGAGTTTATAAACAAAAACAAGTTGCTTTTCGCGGAAGGCAACGCTATAAAATATATAGTGAGAGCGAATAAAAAAGGTGGGAAAGAGGACCTTCTAAAAGCTAAACACTATATTGATATGATAATCGAAAGGGATTACTAATGAGAAATACTCAAATGCCTTTATTTACTCCCGATACGGAGTGGGTAATGCCGGACGAACTAAAAGATTTAAAAGGTTGTAAAGAGATAGCTATAGATTTAGAGACAAATGACCCACAATTAAAGCAATACGGATCGGGGAACGTCACTGGTAGAGGCCACATTGCTGGCGTTGCGGTGGCCGTAGACGGTTGGTCTGGCTATTATCCTATTGGACACGAACAAGGTGGGAATATGGACAAAAAACTTGTTTTAGGTTGGTTACAAGAAATATTAAACCAAGATTACACTACCTTTATATTTCATAATGCGATGTATGATGTCTGCTGGTTAAGGTCAGCAGGACTGTCTATAAAAGGCCACATTGTTGACACAATGATTGCCGCGTCACTTATAGATGAAAATAGAATGAGTTACGCTTTAAATACGTTAGCTAAATTTTATGTAGGTATAGGTAAAGATGAAAAGATTTTAATTGAAGCTGCTAAAGAATATGGATTAGATCCTAAAGCGGAGATGTGGCGATTGCCAGCGCTTTTTGTTGGACAGTACGCGGAGCGCGATGCGGAAGCTACACTAAAACTTTGGCAAAGATTAAATGTAGAAATTAGAAATCAAGAACTTACAGAAGTATTTAAATTAGAAACAGATTTATTTCCTTGTTTGGTTGATATGAGATTTAAAGGTGTAAGAGTTGATCTTGAGAAAGCAGCTTTTATTAAAAAAGATCTTATGGCTAGAGAAGCTAAAATAATTAGTAAGATTAAAAAATTAACAGGGTTAGAAGTAGAGATACATGCAGCTAGATCTATTGCAAAAGCATTTGATAAATTAAAATTACCTTATGATAGAACAGCTAAAAGTAATGAACCAAGTTTTACCAAAAACTTTTTACAAAACCATCCACATGAATTAGCAACTTGTATTGCAGATGCTAGAGAAATAAATAAAGCACATACAACTTTTATAGATTCTATAACTAAACATGCACACAAGGGTAGAATACATGCAGATATAAATCAAATAAGATCAGACCAGGGTGGAACTGTTACAGGTAGATTCTCTATGAGTAATCCTAACTTACAACAAATTCCAGCAAGACATCCTGAGATTGGTCCTATGATTAGATCTATATTTATTCCAGAAGAAAAACATAAATGGGGTTGCTTTGATTATTCACAACAAGAACCTAGAATTTTAGTACACTACGCTAAGTTACAAAACTTAGAAGGTGTTGATGAAATTGTAGATGCATACAACGCAGGAGATGCAGATTTCCACCAGGTTGTTGCAGACATGGCAGGAATAGAACGTAAGCAAGCCAAGACAATTAATTTAGGTTTGATGTATGGTATGGGTAAAAACAAATTAATGTCAGAGTTAGGTTTGATGAAAGAATCAGCAGAAAAACTTATAAGACAGTATCATGCTAAAGCTCCCTTTGTTAAAAAACTTATGGACAATGTAACTCGTAAAGCAGAAGACAGAGGTAAGATCAGAACTTTAGGTGGTCGTGCATGTCATTTTGATTTATGGCAACCAGTACAATTTGGAGTGTTTAGACCATTACCTTTAGAACAAGCTAGAAAAGAATATGATGAACCTTTAAAACGTGCGTTTACTTACAAAGCATTAAACAAATTAATACAAGGATCAGCAGCTGACATGACAAAAAAGTCTATGGTAGCTTTATATAAAAATGGTATAATACCCCATATACAAATTCATGATGAAGTTGATATATCTGTAGAATCTCCAAAAAAAGTTGAACAAATTATTGAGATTATGGAATCCGCAGTTAAGTTAAAAGTACCAAACAAAGTTGATTATGAAGAAGGAGATAATTGGGGAAAAATTAAATAATGTCTTACTTAAACGCAAACATACCAGCAACCTACGCACAAATACGAAAGGAGTATTTATATGACCTTAAAAAACATCACGGAGAAGTTGAAGATTGTATTGTCTTTGGCATCACATCTATGGGAGGCAGGGCGATTCTATTCCATGCTATTATGGAGAACGGTGCGATCTTTTATAGATTACCAATTTCGGCTTTTATTCAACGTGGCTATAAACCGGAAGCTGTTCCATCCAGAAGACTTGACGAACTGGAGTTATGGAATTCTTTTAGTTATTATCCTACTGTTACTTCTTGGAACATTCTAAGTGCCGCCTCAGGCAAATACATTGGTAAAGATAAGAAATGGCATCATGGAAGTTATTTATTTACCATTGACTGGGCCCACCCAGATGGTAATATACTAGATACCGATCATTCGGAAATTCCGCACGAACATAAGTGTGCGCACATCATAGCCCTAGACGATGGGAACTATGCAGCACAACCAAACAACAGATGTATATGGGATCTACCCTCTTTCACAGTGAAAGATAATATTCCAGACTGGAAAGTGCAAACTAATGAGTGGAATGTCGAAGATACAGGTAAATGGAAAACAGAAGATACTGATAACTTCTTCTATGAAATTGAGGAAAAAAAACATGATTAAAAAAATATACAACAAAGTATTGTGGGTTTTAAAAACCATATATAACTGGGTTGCAAATAAATTCAGTAAATAGATTCTTATAGCGCTAATAAGATAGGGTGACCGGGGAGACTTTGTCACCCGTAACATATGGAGGGATTAGTTATGAAGCTAATCAAAAAATTATGGAACCGATATATAAATTGGTTATTTTCAGAGCATGAAAAGAGATAGGTTTAACAAACAAAAAGTTTTAGATTATGTTCAACAAAAATTTGAAGATGCTAAAGAAATGAACATGTTCAAGATGTTTCGTAAATCAGTAGAGACTGGTGCGAATGGAACACAAAAGTACATGGTCAAAAATGGTAAGAACAAAGGTAAGATCTTATGAAAAGAAAACAAAAACCATTAGTATTAACTAATGAGGTAGCAGCTCCAAGTAATTTTGCATGGCTTAAAAAAAATATAGTAATCGTACCTGTGATAGCCGCAATATTCGCTGGAACTTTTACATCTATTAAGTATGTATTAAATTTAACAGATACTATTACAGCTAACTCAGAAACTATT